TGCTAAAGTATATTCTTGGTAGTCATCAAGTTACTGGAGTTCTTGCTGATCTAAGAGCCAAGAAAAATCCTATTAATCAACTTGATGAACGTCACTCATATTATAATAATGATGGTAAGGATTGGATAATGCAGATGAGCCAAGATAATATTGACCTATTTAGAATTCAGTTGAGTAGTTTAGTCAAGTAGTCAGAAATTTCTCAAGACCCCTTGACAAGCTTGCCGATTAGTGTAAAATGAGAGTATCACAGGTATCGTAACTAGAAACTAGGAGTTTGGATTATGGCTGTTCCGTTTATGTTTGTGGATGGTAATTTGACGCTGGTTCTTAATAATCAGAGTTATCAGGTGTTGCCAGATCATATCAACTATAAGTTGATTCTGGAAAGACTTCCCTCTGCTACGGCAGATGAACTACTGGAAGTTGTTGATGTCCAGAAAGCTGTTGCTACTTTTAGCGATGGTCTTGTGGAGATCAAGAATGGACAGGTTCTTTATGAGGGTGAGGAAGTTCACGGTAGTATTAGTAAGCGTATTCTGGAGTTTATGAGTAAGGGTCTGCCTTTTCAACCCCTTGTTAATTTTCTGAATAATCTCATGGAAAATCCAAGTATGCAGAGTCAAAAGGAGCTGTATGACTTCTTGGAACATGAACATCTTCCCATTACTGAGGATGGTTTCTTCCTCGCTTATAAGGCTGTTCGTTCAGACTTTAAGGATAAGTATAGGGGAGTTTTTGACAACAGAGTTGGTCAGGTATGCGAGATGCAACGAGCAAAGGTTGACGATGATCGTGGTCGTGGTTGCTCTAATGGACTTCATGCTGGTGCATTGAATTATGTTGCCAACTATGGCAGTCTTGAGGCTGGGGATAAGATTGTTATTGTCAAGATTAATCCCAAGGATGTTGTGAGTGTTCCTAGTGATTGCAATTATGAAAAGCTTCGCACTTGTCGCTATGAAGTAGTTGGACAGTATGAGGGCGAATTGCTCAAGCCTCTCTACAAGGCCGATTTTAGTCAGGATGATTACGAGGACGATGAGGATGATTATCTGAATGACTATGATGAGAGCTATTGGGATCAGTTTGACGATGAAGATGAAGATGAGGACGATCTTGATAGTGACGAAGAAGATGAGATGGATGATGAAGATGGGAGCAACGGTTTCTATAAGTAAAAAGCTAAGGTGGTGTTTGGAACTTGTAAGATAGTACCTATATAGTTTCTACTATCTTATAATAACGGTTCGATTCCGTTACCACCTTTTAGATATTGCTCTTGATAATGATGTTCATTATCCCAATATCAAAATTGTAGATAGGAAGTTGGAAGAAGGAAAACAAATGTTTAGCGACAATATTGGTTTCAACCCGTTTGATAAAGACAACAATGTTCATGCTAATGGCTATGCTCAGAATAGACAAAGATTTTTGAATTCATTCAATCAGAATCATATCTTTATCTATAATGGTAATCCTCGTAAGAAGATTAGCAGTATGAGTCATACTAATGATATTAATGAGATGCTTGAAGCAAATATTAATAATCATTCTGATTCATATTTTTATGTGAATGGTGGTCGTAAGGTTTACGCTATCAAGCAGTTTACCAGTTGTTTTTGTGATATGGATGCTGGGCGAGACGATCAAGGCAGTTACTTTAAGCCTAGTGTTGTGATGCAGAAAAAGAAGGAGTTCCTCCAAAAGATCAATAGTTTTCCTGTTCAGCCAAGTTGGGTTGTTGATACTCGCAATGGCTATCAGTGCTACTGGATTTTTGATGATGCTTCAAGAAATATTGTTGGTTCTAACCAGACTTTCTGGAACGGACTACAGAAGAAACTGGTAAATTACTTTGGTGGTGATCCAAGAGCTATCAAGGCTAATCAGATTTATCGTGTTCCTTATACTTGGTGGCGTAAAGAGTGGGAGAAGAAAGCCCCATACTTCACAAGTCTGCTTCACGGCAGCACTGGTCAACCGATTAATGTTGCTGATCTAAAGTCCGCTCTTACTGGTCAACCAGCTACCTTGCAGATCATTGCCGATAAGTGCAGTGATGAATGGTATAAGGGTTATGCTAAGGCTTATAAGCAGTCCGACATTACTGGAGTTCCAGTATCGGTTAATGTTGCCACAGAAATTCTCAATAAAATGAGAGTTTCAAATTCTGAGAACTATAATAATAGTAGCCCAGATTATTGTAAGGCTGTTTATGATCATGCTAAGAGTACAGTTTTTCAAAAGGCTTATGGTGATCCAATGCCAGTTCAACCCATCCAAGATGAGGATGCTCTGGTAGACGATAGGATGCCCGTAGAGGACGAAGATATGAGTCTGGACGGTCAGCAGACCAAGCTTTTAAAAACGGTCGTGGAGTTCCTTAATCAAGTCTCAACGCCGCTCTACTTTAGCAACAATAGATTCCTATCTAACTCTGCTAAAGACCTTGCTTCTCAAATTAGTGACAAGTTTTGTATAGGGTGAGGGTTTAGTGTCAGGGGTATTGGAGACTCCATACCCTTTGACACAACCACATAAGGAGAAAACAAATGGGCAGACATACTAATAAATTAACACAGATGTTGCTTGATGACGAATCAGCAAAACAAGAATTTATTGAACTGATGGAAAAATATAATTGCTCTTTCGATGTATATGAACACATTAAAAAGAATGGTTTTAGGGGTGTCAGTTTCTATGCCGGATACCAAAGTATGTGTCATGTTATACGTCGAATAGGTTTTCGTGCTATGCGTGGAAGAAAACCAACAAGACCATATGTAATTGCCAATACTGGATCAAGATACTCTGCTAAAATCTAAAAGGTAAATCAAATGCACCAAGAAGATGATAACTATGAAGATGACTATGATGATAGTAGTCAGGATAATTTAGAGAGTCAGCATAAAAATTATTTCAAGTTTGATCCCGATGCTTGGGATGCTTGGGGTAAATTTTTAAGCGATGCTCTAAATGATATAGTTGAATATCCTTCTAATGTATGGTATATTGGGCCTGGATTTGATAAAGGTTCGTTACCTGTGAATGATTACTTCTCCAAATCAGGGAACTTTAAAAACTCCCTGTTTTTGGGGAACAATCATTATAAAGAACCAGTCTATAAAACGAAATACTTTATACATAACAAGTTAGATGTGGCGTATAGAAATCATTTAGTATCACACGCGGTTCATTTCCTTTCTCAACCAAACTATTATATGGGTATGTTCGACATACTTAATTAGAGGACAAGGATGTTACCGGCAACACTATTGTATGTAGCAATGTTTTTTAGTTCATTTACTGAAACTCCATATATTGCTTATGATCTAGCTACTCATATGAGCAAAGCACAAAGAGTAGAATGGACAAAAATGACAGACGATGATAATAATGTAAGATTCACTATTACATTTTATAAGATGCCAATACTAGCAGAGCTAGGTTTTGAAAGAACTTTTGTAGACAAACATAATAACTGTCAAACAGAGCTTAATAAAAAATGATGAGTACATATTTTGAAATATACTTTAATGAATCGTCAGTTAGTAAAGTATGCGATGCAATGGCAGAAGTTATCATCTTTATTGAAAATTGCACAAATCAAGATAAACGCATACCTGTCAAGGTAGTCGAAAAAGATAAGAAAACTGATAGGATCGTAGTGGTGTACAAACCCGTCCTTTCTGCTAAACTTGAATGGGTCAGCATCCCAAGGTACGAAGGGGAAACACTAATATAATGAAGAACGAAAATTGGTTTTTTATCAGTAACTTTGAAGAGTTTGTTGACCACTCAAGAGCTTTGGTTTTTAATTTATTTGGACAAGTCAATGAAGTAGCAGCAGATTCTTTAACAGCTTCTTTATCAACAATGAGCAAAGAACAAATAGAAGAAATGGATACTACTCTAAGTCATGAAGAAGCATCTGTTATCATCAAGAATCATGCTAGAAAACAGATTAATAGAAAAAGCAAAGAAACTAGATACTCACTTACTGACAAAATTCTAGGAGAAATCATTGAAGATTTGAATGGAAGAATGGTTAGTAATATTTTGAATACCTTGGTTAACAAGGGAGTTTTGGATAGTGGTTACGACAGTGAAAAAAACGATTTCATTTTTTGGGTAAAAGAAGATGCCAACAATCAAAAAGAAACGCCTGAGACCGATTGATCAAGATGTTCATCTCAAATATAGATGTCATATCTGTGCTTTAGATCATTGGTTATCTATCAAAGAAACTCAAACAAAAGGATTCAGAATAGTATGTGATTGTGGAGAAATATTAAAAGTAAAATTGATCGAAAAAATCGAGATAGTTTATCAAAAAATTGTTAAAGAAGAAATTCCTCCTGACTCAATAAAGTCAGAAGAATTACCAACAGAACCAGAAACAAAAGAAACTATTCCGATAGATCTACTATCACAATGTTGTACAATATTACTTGGTTATGGGTTCGATATTAGTGAAGGGGAGAATTTAATAGTCTCAGTCTTTAATGAAAAACCCACTTATACTTGCGTTGATTTAATAAAACAAGCTTTGAAAAAATTTGGAGAAAATAATGGCTAATGCAATACGACCCACTCGATTTAGTGAAATTATTGGACAGTCAGAAGTCATTACGAGATTGAACATCGTCGTGTCTGGTTGTAAAAACTCTGGTGGTGTGATGCCTCATCTTTTAATAGACGGCCCGCCGGGGCTAGGCAAGACCACCATAGCGAGTGCTATAGCTACTGAGATGGGAGTCAACCTATATACCATCAATGCTGCCACCGTTCGCGGCATCAAAAATATTTTGCCTTATATCATGGGTATGGAAAAACATTCTGTTTTATTCATTGATGAAATTCATCGCTTGCCAAAAATTGTGGAAGAATTTCTATATCCGGTAATGGAGGATTTCGTCCTAAATATTACCGTAAAAGATGAACAAGATAAAGAAAAGCCGGAAACTATTGAGTTGCCAGTATTTACTTTGGTTGGAGCAACAACTAGTGGCGGTACTTTAAGTCAGCCATTTTATGATAGATTTCAAATAAAAGAACATTTGTCCTTCTATACTGAGATTGATCTAGCTAAACTAGCAGGAT